CACCGTCGGAACGAACGTCACCTATGCGCCCTTCGTCGAGTTCGGACGCAAGCCGGGCAGGTGGCCACCCGACGCGGCGATCCGGACCTGGGTCACGCAGAAGAACCGGGGCCGCCTCGGCACCCGCGACCCTGAGGCCCTCGACCGAATGACGTTCCAGGTCCGCCGCGCGATCGGTCGCCGGGGCGTCAAGGAACGACCGTTCCTGCGCGACGGCACCGAGGCGGCGATCCCGGCGATCCAGGCGCACGTGACGACGCTCGGGAAAGAGATCGAGGAGGCGTACCGCCGTGGCAGTCTCTGACATCATCCGCGAGGTCGTCGCGACGGTCCGCTCGCTGCCGCTCCTCGGCGCGGCATACGATGCCCCTGTCGACGCCGCTAACGGCCCGTGGCCGGCGATCATCGCGTACCCGGAGTCGGGGACGATCCGCCTCGCCACGACGCACACGGCGCACGGTAGGCCCGGGACGTGGTCGGTGCATACGATCACGATCCGGATTCACTGGCCGCGCAAGGACCTCGAGTACGACGTCGACCGGCTGCTCATGTTCGCCGACACGATCCCCGAGGCCCTGCTCGCGTCGTTCGTCCGCGATCGCTTCGGCGGCACCGTGAACGCGCTCGGCGATGCCCGCGCGCCTGGGGCGTCGGGAGCGATCCGCTACGAGTTCGGCGACGGCGACTACGGCGGGACGCCGACCATCGCCTTCGGATTCTCGTTCGACGTGACCGCCGAGACGGTGGTCGAGGAGGCGATACCGTGACCGCACCCCGCGAGTTCACCTGGAACGGCGTAACCCGCTACGGCTGCCCGATCTGCCGATGGGACACCGGCGACCGGGCGTCGATGGCCGAGCACCTCGCCGTCGTTCACCAGGTCGCGATCTCTGCCCCCGCCGAGGTCATCCGGCGCAAGCCTGCGAAGGCGACCCCGGAACCCGAAGTCACCGTGTCGGCGATCGCCGACGACCAGGAGGTCTAACCGATGGCCCGTCAGACGCTGACCAAGAGCAACAGCCCGGGACCGTACCCGACCGCGGGGGTCGCCGTGACGATGACCGCGGCGGACACGTCGAACAAGGAACAGTTCGCCCTGACCGGTCGCGAGGTCGTCATCGTCCACAACACCGGCGCGACCGGTCGGACGTACACGATCACGTCGACCGCCGACAAGGCGGGCCGGACCGGCGACATCACGACCCAGGCGATCGCCGCCGGCGCGATCCACACGATCGGCCCGTTCGCGCTCGAAGGCTGGCAGCAGTCGGGCGGCTGGCTCTACCTCGAGGCGTCGAACGCCGAGGTGAAGTTCGGGGTCATTCAACTGCCCTAGACGCTCTAGGGTAGACTAGTATCAGGCGGGAAGACCCGCGGGAGGTTGACAGTGGCGACTGGTGCTCTTTCGTCCTTCGGGACGCTCATCAAGATGGGTGACGGCGGGACGCCGACCGAGACCTTCACGACCATCGCCGAGGTCCGCGACATCAGCGGCCCCGCGTTCGCGCTCGGCACCGAAGAGGTGACGAACCACGACTCCGCCGGCTGGCGCGAGTATGTGCCGACGCTCCTCGAGGCTGGCGAGGTCTCGTTCGACCTCAACTTCAAGGGCGACGCCACCCAGGGGTTCGCCGCCGGCAGCGTGTACTCGGCGATGACCGGTAAGACGAAGAAGAACTTCACGATCACGCTCCCGTCGGGCGTCGGTTCGTCGAACGACGTGATCTCGTTCGCCGGCTACGTCACCGGGTTCGAGATCTCTGCCCCGGTCGAGGGCGTGCTCTCGGCCTCGCTCACGATCATGATCACGGGCGCGCCGTCGATCGCCTAGTCCCTCATCCTACCGGCACACGCTAGCGGGAGGCTCCACAGTGGCAGTTCTGAACAAGGCGGCGATCTTCGCCGCGCAGTCTAAGAAGCGGCGCACGCTGACGGTCGAGGAGTGGGGTGGCGACATCGTCATCCGCCCGCTGACCGCTGGCGAGGTCCAGGGGCTCGCCGATGTGCTCGGCGGCGGCGAGTCCCGGGATCTGTCCGAAAACATCGAGGCGGCCCTGCGGATCATCGCGGCGGGCGCGGTCGACGACAACGGCGAGCACCTGTTCGCCGGACCCGACGACCTGCGAGACCTCGAGGTCGGGCCGCTGGTCGCCATCGCGTCGGCGATCGCCGAGGCGAGCGGTATCGCGGGGAACGACAAGACGGGAAAATGAAGAGCCGGCACGATCGCCGGTTCTCGTTCCGACTTGCGCTCGCCCTCGGGATGACCGTCGAGGAGATGCTCGACCGGATGACGTGGGCGGAATATCTCGAGTGGCAGGAATACTACGGCCTCGAGCCGTGGGGTGAAGAGCGGGCCGATCTTCGGTCCGCTATCGTTGCGTCGCTGATCGCGAACGTCAACCGCGATGCGAAGAAGCAGCCGCGACCCTACGAGCCGACCGACTTCATGCCGTATTACGAGAAGCCCGAGCCGACCCCGCAGCAGCTCGCCGATAAGATCCGCGCCACGCTCGGGAGGTTCCGCTGATGTCGACGGTCGTCTCTACCCTATCGGTCAAGGTCGACCTCGACTCCGCCGGCTTTTCGTCGAAGATCGACGGCCTCGGCGCGAAGCTAGACAACCTCGGCTCCCGCGCCCGCGCCCTGGGCGGCGCGCTGACGACCCGCGTCACCGCCCCGATCGTCGCCGGCTTCGGCGCGGCGGTGTGGGCGGCGTCGGATCTCAACGAGACGATCAACAAAACGACCGTCGTCTTCGACGACGCCGCGGCGGGCGTGATGGCCTGGTCGGAGGACTCGGCGACGGCGTTCGGCCTGTCGCAGAACGAGGCCCTCGGGTTCGCATCGACGTTCGGGAACATCTTCACATCGATGGGGATGAGTGGGCAGGCCGCTGCCGATCTCTCGACCGACATCGTGCAGCTCGGTGCCGACCTCGGGTCGTTCAATAACGTCCCGACCGGCGAGGCGTTGGACGCGCTCCGGGCAGGCCTCCTCGGCGAGTACGAGCCGCTCAAGCAGTTCGGTATCGTGCTGACCGACGCCGAGGTCAAGGCGTACGCGATGGCGAACGGGCTCGTCGACGCGAACGGCGAGATCAGTCAACAGAACATGGTCCTCGCCCGGCAGGCCCTCATCGCCGAGAAGAGCGCGAACGCGCAGGGCGACTTCGCGAACACGTCCAGCAGCCTTGCGAACCAGATGAAGATCCTCCGCGCGCGGTTGACGAACGCGGCCGCCGCGATCGGGCAGGTACTACTCCCCTACGTCACCCGCCTGGTCGGGTTTATCAGCAGACTCGTCGAGCGGTTCCAGGGCCTGAGCAACCGGATGAAAACGATCATCGTGATCGTCGGCGTTGTGGCCGCCGCGGTCGGCCCGCTGCTCGTCGTCTTCGGCGTCCTTGCTTCGGCGATCGGCGCGATCATTGCGGTCGGCCCGGCGATCCTCGGGTTCCTCGGCACCCTCAAGCTCGCTTTTATGAGCAACCTTGTTCCGATCCTCCTCATCGTCGCCGCGATCGCGGCGATCTACTTTATCTGGACACGGGATCTATTCGGTATCCGAACGAAGATCACCAAGTGGCTTGACGCATTCAAGGCTCCCGGTGGCGGACTCGACAAGCTCAAGCAACGGTTCGAGGATCTCAAGGTCGCCGCCCGCGCGCTTGCGATCAAGGCCCTACCATATGTCGGTCGCGCCGTCGAGTCGATCAAGAAAGCGTTTATCGGACTCTGGGACCGGGTCAAGGGACCGCTCGGCGCGTTCGTCAAGGCGGTCGGCTCCGGGCTGGTCATGGCGATCCGATGGGCCATCGACAACCTGTACCGCCTGCAGCCGATCCTCGATCATCTTCAGACCGCTCTCGGCGCACTGGTGACGATGGTCCGGGCGATGATTGACGGCGACTGGTCGGCGGCGTGGGACGCGTTCAAGACCGTCGTCGAGAGCGCGAGCAAAGCCGCATACGAAGCGATCAAGCTCGCCTGGGAAGCGATCAAGGGCGTCGCCTCCCGCATCGACTGGGGCGCGCTCGTCTCCGGAGCCGCCGACCTCGGGTCGAAGCTCATCGGCTACACGGACGACCTCGGCCTTCTGCTCTGGGGATGGGTGCAAGCCGGCGCGACGTATCTGGCCGGCGAGCTCGGCAAGCTCTGGGACGACCACAAGGCGGAGATCGGGAAGCTATCGCGCAATCTCGTCAACAGCATCGACGATGTCGGCGTCGCGCTCTGGGGCTGGCTCAAGGCCGGAGCGACCTGGGTCGCGATGCAGTTGGCGAAGCTGTGGGACGATCACAAGGGGGAGCTCGCCGAGCTCGCGGGCGACTTTGTCGACCTGATGATCGACCTCGGCGCGAAGATGTGGGACTGGGCGAAGGCCGGCGCGAAGTGGCTGGCTGGCAAGCTCGCCGGGCTCTGGGACACGCATAAGGATACGATCGGACAGCTGCCGGGCCGGATGATCTCGGCGATGGGTGCGCTCGGTTCGTTCCTGTGGACATGGGCGAAGACCGGCGCATCGTACCTCGGCACCCAGGCGTCGAAGATTTGGGACAACGTCAAGCCGCAGCTCGCCGCGATCCCGGGCGCGCTTATCTCCGCCCTCCCCGGCCTCGGCGACCAGCTCTACGGCTGGGTCAAGACCGGGGCGAGCGACGCCGCCGACCTCGTCGGTAGCACCGGGTCCGCCGCCGTGTCGAGTATGCGCTCGATCGGCTCCGCCCTCGGCGGTGCGCTCAAGGGCGCGTTCAACAGCGCGCTATCGGGCATCGGCGACTGGCTGGTCGGCCACCTGAACGGAATCATCGGGTCGATAAACGGATGGATCAACGCCGCAAACTCGAAGATCCCCTTCGGTAACCCGATTCCGACGATCCCCCTGATCGGCACCGGCGGCGGAGGCGGCGGTGGCGGCGGCAACGTCAAAGGCGTGATGTCGACCGCTTCCGATGTCGGGACGAAGACGGCGACCGGCGACATCACGATCAACGTCAACGGCGCGGGCGATCCGAAGAGCGTCGCCGATCACGTGTTCGCGATCTTCTCCCGCGAGCTCGGTCTGAGGGGAGCGTTGTAGTGGCACTGACGACCGTTCGCTATGGCAGGTATTCCGCATCCGCCGAGGCCGCCTACGGCGTGATCGGGACGTCGGCGATCCGCGCGTGCGTCTTCAACAGCGCGACACAGAACGTGTGGGTGCACACGATCGGCGGGTGGATTCGCAAGTCGGGGTCGACGAACAGCACGGTCCGGTTCGGCCTCTACGGGACGACGAGCAATAACCCGTCGACGCGCCTGGGCTACACGTCATCGATCTCGGTGACCTCGACAACGATGGCCAGCCGCACGGCGGCGGTGTCGGTGACCGACTCGTCGCCGCTGCAGACCGCGATCAAGCTCACCTCTGGCAGCCTGTACTCGATCGCGATCCTGTCGACCACGGCGAGCACCGACCACTCGATGGTCACCGCCGCGTCAATCTCCGCCACTAATGAACAGTTTTATAACAAATCCGGAACGTCGCTTCCGTCGCCGTTCGGCTCCTACTCGGCATCGACCGAGGGCCACATGACCGTGTGGGCGGAGGGCTACCTCAACGTCAAGCCAGAGGTCGCGACCAGCCTGTCGCCGTCCGGCACGATCAACGACACCGCGCCGACGTTCTCCGCGACGTTCCAGGATCTCAACGGCGCATACGGCACGACCTCCGGCAACGGCGTCGACACCGGCGACCGGATGACAAAGTACGCGATCCAGGTGCGAACCTCAGGCTCGGCGACCGCAGACCGGTGGGACGCGACCTACACGGCGACCGGCACCGAGCAGACGAACAACGCGATCGCCCGCGCCTACGGCGGCTCCACGCTCACCCGCGGCACGACATACGAGTGGCGCATCCGGTTCTATGACGAGTTCAACGAAGCGGGCGACTGGACCGCGTGGACATCGTTCCTCCCCGCCGACCTCGGCTACGTCACGACCGACGGCACCCCGACCGGGAAGACCGAAGACGACACACCGGACTTCCAGGGCCGGTGGACTCACCAGTCCGGAACATCGACGAACGCGGTGCAGATCCGGCTGTACGA